AGCTGCACGTCCGACATCACGCCGCTGATCAACTCGCTCCAGTCGTCCTTGACCCACTGCTCGATGGCGTCCTCGGTCTGCCGGTAGTTCGACGGCATCGTGCCCGGTAAGGCGGCGGGTTTACCCAGTGAGTAGGGCGACTTGATCTGGCCCCAATGCGGGCAGTTCGAACACACCCCCGGCCGCTTGCTGTCGACATCAATCGTCGCGCACAAGGGCGCGCCGAAATCCTTGCCCTGCCGCTCGCGCTCGGTCAGGTCCCACTTCGCCTGCGTGTCGGCCGGGCTGTATTTCGCGTGGCCCCGACCGATGCGGTCCGCCGCCTCGCGGTTGCGGCAGGCATAGGCCAGGTTGGTCATGTCGTGCCACATCGCATACTCGTCGTGCTCGCCTTCTTCGGCGAGAGACTGCGCGACTTGCGGGCACTGGGCGGCGATCTGATCGAAGTCGTACGGCGGCGGTTTCTCGATACCCGCCTTGGCAGCTTTTAGTAACCCGGTGTTAACCCGGAAACCGGTAGGCAGTGTCCCGAGGAACGTACTACCCGTAGTAACAAAGGGTTGCAATATGGACAGGAGGTTTCCTGCTGGATACTCGGGTGGTAACCCGGCGCGCACCGGCGTCATGTCGAGGCACGGCGCGGGCGAGGTTGGCACCTTGCGGTTCCACGTCTCGGGCGGCCGCAAAATGCGGGCGCTGTCGGCCGAGATGCCGATGTCGCCGCGCGCCCCCAATGTCGCGAGCATGTTCTTGAAGGCCCGCGCGTGCGGCAGCCATTGAGCCGCCGGCAAGGCGGTGTCCATCACCCAGTAGAGGTGTACGCCGTACCCCGACCTGATCCACAAGTTTGGTAGCGGCAGCCCGCCGGCCTCGGCTCGGAGCAGCCAGCGGCCTAGCTCTCTGTCGTCGGCCCACACCCGGTCGGGCGACTTGCCGTCGCCCGGCCTGGCGATGTCAGCGTCGTACCAGAAGCACTTGAGTTGCTCGGCGTTAGCCTGGGTTCGTTTACCTTTGAACCGCTGCCGGCCGCTGGTGTCGTAGCCTTGTAGGTCGGCGTCGCGGTAGCTCGCGACGCCTACCCAGACGTCGTAGCTCCGGCTGTACTCGTGCAGAAAACTGACCGCAGCCGCGACTTGCGACTGCGGGAAGAAGCGATGGATGATACCTGACTCGGGCCGCTTGTAGGCGAAGGCGTAGTACCCGCCTGGAGCGACGACGCGGGCCAGGTAGCCCTGCGCGTCGAGCACGGAACGGGGTTAAGCAGCGGTATCGCCCAAGAGATCGTCGAGCGCCGACTCCATGTCCGCGTCGGCCGGCATGACCGGCGGCTTCGGCATCTTCATCGTGGTGGTCTTGGCGACGAACGGCGCCGGCTTTGTCGCACGCGGCGGGGGCGGCGGGATTTCCTCCTCGTCGTCCTCGTCGCCGGGGTCCTGCTGCGGCGCCGGTGACGGTGCCGGCTCCTCGACCGGTGCGGGGGCGTCGGAGGCCCGTAGGTCAAGCCGGCGTGGCGCAGCCTCCTCGACCGGCGAGATGTCGCCGGCACCCAGCATCCGCTCGATCAGCGGGTCGGCGCACAGCCCGCTATTGCCGTCGTCGCCGGTCACGAGGCGTTGCTGGTCCTCATCGAGAAACCCCAGCGCCTCGAAGGTGAGGCGGGGGTAGGCGACCGAGACGTCAAAGCCGATCCGCGTCGCGACGCACTCGAACCCGGCGCCCTTGCGATCTAAAAAATCGCTGTAGTTCGAGAGATTGTTCAGCGACATCGGCGGTATCCGCAGCAGCATCGGGCCGAAGGCGTTGTTCTCCAGGTCGGTCAGCGGCACGACCGCGATGCGGCGGGTGTCCTGGCAATTCTTCGCCCTCTTACCCGCATCGGTGATCCTCGACCCCCACTGGCCCTGCGGGCACGTCGAGCACACCGGGTTCTGCTTCTTCGGCGCCGCCGCGTCGGGTTTGATGCCGTCGGTCGAGTAGCAATCCGGCCCCTCGCTGTCGCCCTCCGAAAACGCCTTCCCAAAATACTGCCGTGAGATCGCCGGGCTGATACCGACGACGACCGCCTCGATACTTGTCAGCGGCTGACCTCGGTCGTCGCGCAGCACGGTCTCCTCCGACCGGAACTTGAGCCGCCAGTTCTTCCCCTTGTACCCCAAGACGGCGAAGCTCGCCTGCACCCCCTGCTTGGCGTTGGAATTGAGCGACGAGCGCCGGTTGCGGGCGAGCGCCGACGGTCCGTGATCCAGGCTGATCAGTTGGCCTGCCATAGAGGTTCCTCCGATAGGGTGGTGAATTTATAGCGTCTATATTTTCAGCTTACGCCTTGCCCGAACGGACTCGCAAGACGGTCGCCTGAGAAATCTCGACGCCGGGGATAGGCCGTTCCATCTCCTCGACAATCTCGACGGCGGCGCTCTTGGCGACCCGCCCTTCGAGGAGTTCCCACATCTGGTTGTCGCGGATGAAATCGAGCGTTCGGGGCCAGTCACGCACCACGACCGAGGTCACGGTCGACTTGAAGCAGGTTCCGACCTCGCACCTGGTCGACTCCAGGCCGTTCCGGTTGAGGTGGTTGAGCATGGCCAGTTCGAGCTGCTCCTTCATCTCAAGGTACGGGGCTAGTTCGGTCTTATGCTGGGCCTCGATGTTACGAAGTTTGGTTCGGAGCTGAAGGTACTTCTCGATCATCTGAGCCGGGGTCATGACCCAGGCTCCCGGCTGGCAATCTCACCGGCACAACCGGCGTAACCGGCGCCGTCGACATAGTCGTCGATGTTGTGCGAGCCCGAGTAGCGGCGGGCGATCTTGAAGGCTTCCAGCATATTGGCGACATCGAGGGCGTCGAGCCAAACCGCGTCGTTCGGCGTCATCGGCCAACCGCTTCGGCGCGACTTGGCTCGGATGATCGCGTTCCAGATGTCGGCGGTGTTCTGGAAGTTGATTGTCTTGTCCCCGTGCGTGACCTGGCGGTCACCACCAACCAGGGCGACGGCATCGGCACAGATTTCGGCTGCGGTCTTCATTGGTCCTCCGAGTAAAAAAGACGGGGCCAAGGTGTAAACCTGGCCCCGTTTATAGGTAACTCGGATGGAACCTGGGCCCGGAAGGCCCAACAACCGAGTTACAAATAGGGGTGGGGGGCTGAAAAGTCAATTACAGCTCCTGCCTGTGGAACAGCTCCAGAAGTAATCCTTGGAAGGAGCTGCGGTCCCGCAGCCGCTGGTACACCGCGCGCTCGACGCCGGTCCCTAAAAGATGCGCGATCAGGGTCTTGGATGTCTGACCAGGCCGCACGATCCGGGCGTTGGCCTGCTCGTAGGTCTCGAAGCTATTGGTCGGGCTGTACCAGATGATCGTGTTGGCGGCGGTCAGGGTCAATCCGTGCGCCATGCAGCCGGGGTGGGCGACGATGCCGCGCAGCTCGTCGTCCTCCTGGAAGGCGCGAAAGATCCGGTTGCGCTGCCCGACCGGGGTCTGGCCGTGCACCACGGCGATCTTCTCGTCGGCGGCCTGGAGGTGGGCCGCGACCCCTTCGAGGGCGTGGGTGAAGGGGACGAAGCAAATAAATTTTCTGGTCGTCTGCTCGACGATCGACAGCAGCGCGTCGAGGCGAGGCTTTACCGGTAGCTTAAACACCCCCTTGGTGTCGGTGTAGATAAAGCCACATGCTACCTGTAGTAACTTCGACTGCAACACCCCCTCGTTGGCGGCCGTGATGGTCTCGCCGTTGTTGGTCTGCATCCGCAGTTTGTCGACCATCAGCTTGTAGGCTTTGGCCGCCGCCGGTTCGAGGTCGATCTTGAAGGTGCGGTAGACCGACGGCGGCAGCTCCATCACGTCTTCCAACGCGTACCGCACCGAGGGCTGCATCTGCGCGTGGATCAAGGCGCCGGCGCCGGCGCGCTTTACCCAGCGGAACGGGCTGACCTGGCGCATCGTGGCGTCCTTGAATCGGGTGAAGCTCCTGGTCGTGCGGTCCGGGGTCAGTAATTTGATCTGCGCCCAGGCATCGGTCGGCGCCTTCGGGGTCGGCGATCCAGTCAAACCCCAGACATACCTAATACCGCTATGGATAATTCGGTTGGCGGCCCGCCACCATTGGGTGCGGCTATTACGCAGTATCGCAAGTTCGTCTATGACGAATATCTGAAAGCCCTTCTGGCACAGCTCGTTGCTTATAAGGTCCAACCCGTGATGGTTGATGATGTACCAGTCCGAATTCTGCGCCAGCGCGTCGAGGCGCTGCTGCTTGGTGCCGTATAGAACCTGTACTTTTGCCCGAGGGTCGAGCCGGAACAGCTCGGCTTCCCACACGGGCCCGAGGGTACTAAGCGGTGCCGTGACCAGCACCGGCCCGACGCCCTCGGTGCGCCGCAGGTAGTCGGCGGCCCAGATCGCGCTGCGGGTCTTGCCAGTTCCAAAACTATTAAGGCAATAGGCGCGCGTGCTGTTGGCCAGGAGCCCGGTCGTGGTCCGCTGGATATCCCAGGGCTGCTTGCCCAGCCAGTCGTAGTCGTTCATGCCGTGCCCGCGTCGTCAGATTTAAGGAAACCCTCCAGCACATCCAACCAGCGGCTATTATCGTCCTGCTCCTTTTCAAGACGGGCGAGTTTGTCGTGGATTTCGTCCTGCCGACGGCCGAGCCAGTCGAGTTCTTTTATTATGGCAACACGGCGCTTGTCTGGCGACAGCTCCAACAGCCGCGACGTCAACTGTGTCAGAG